ATGTAGGTATACCTTTACGCTCACCATCAAACATATCATGAATATGATCGCAATGTTTAGCCATAGTCTTACCTTCTCTGTAACGATTAAATCTTATATGAGTAAAGCCTTTCCAACCATTAAAGTAATCATTCTTAAAATCAGTTAATATGTATTGGCTGATAGATTCCCATACTTTTTGTGTGAGCTTATCTCTTGTTGCAATATTATCCCATGATACATCAAGCTCTTGCTCACCGCTTTGAGTAACATATTTACCATCTGCATTATAAAAGACATGTTGTTTCCATGTAGCTTCATCTATTTCTTTTCTGATTTGATCACATAATTCTTTATCAAGCCAATGATATACTTTGATGTAGTCCGTTAATTTATCCATTCTTAAACTCCGTAAGCGACTTATTGTCACCAAGAGTTCCCTTAATAAAACTATTAAAGGCTAAGCTAATTCTTGTTTCATCTGCTATGACATCTTCTACATGATGAGTAAGACTTGATGGGAATACCACAATACCACCTGTTTTTACATTAAACCACCAGGAATCTGAGTTATATATATCAAATGTATCTGTAGCTAATTGCAATTGTTTATAACCAGATCTATGGAATGTAATCTTATCTTTTGTGGAATCTGTATGGATATATAATACGCCTGAGATAAAGCTGTTTGGATGTTCGTGTTTGTGGTGAAACTCACCCTTTTTTGTGTAGTTAAGCCAAGATTGAGTAACAAAGGCTTCTGCTGGATATTTGGGCTTATAAACTCGTTTAATGTATTCATTGATAACCTCTGTAACAAATTGTTTAACATCAACCAATTCTGGTTCTTCTAATATATAGTTGTTATTAGATGTAACATTACCTACATTACGATTGGTTTTATCTGGAGAATTATGAGATTGTACAAATGCCATCTCACCTTCTGTAAAGTCTCTACCCAACTCTGTAAACATCACTGGTGTTGGAAATAGTAATTCAAAGTTAGGTTCTTTCATATAATCCTTATTTAATATTATGTGCAGCTTCTATAGCTCTTGCAAATTTAAAGAAGTAACTATCAAAACTTTTGTCTTGAATGATTTCATAATATATATTAGAAATCTGTTCATCAGTTAATGGCTTAGTTAGTTTAGGCAATTTATCCATATCTTCTGATGTTAGCTTTTGTTCCATCCATTGTCTATAGTTTTCCATTAATGCATTCTCCTACGCATAGCGGTTTCTAAAGTTTTAATCTTAGCTTCTAAGCGCTTGATTTTAACATACATTTCTTTAGATTCTTTGTTATGTTCAGCTACTTTTTTACCTAAACCTTCTAAACATTTACCAAGTTTAATACCTAGTGGTTTATCTATGGAATAAACTTCCTCAGCTATTTTGATAAGTTCTTGAAACATAATGCTCCTTTTTTGGTGTAACCATTTTACTTAAACATATAGCACATTTAAAACGTCTAATGTTTTTATTGGCCGTAGATACGACACGACCAGTTTCAGCAGGTCTAAATTGAAGACATGATGAGCAATACTTTTTATCAGTCATCTAACATGCCACCTAAATAAATATGTGGCTCTTTAGCTTCACGTTCTAATTCTCTTAATTCAAATTCTTTTTTGGCGTTGTTTAAGAATTCATCAAGCTTCTCTTGTCTTTTTCCTTTAACATAAACTTCAGCAAGGAATACTATAAGAAATAATACCCACCAATATATGTTTGCATCAAAGTGATCTAAAAAGAATAGTCCTAATATATCAATCATTTTCTTGTTCTCCTTTTAATTGCGGGAAGTCCTACTATAGTCTCATCTTCCATCATAGCTTTAGCCATAGCTTTAGCCTCTTCTGGAATCTTATGAATGGGAGTGCCACGAATAAGATAACCCATCATGGCAAGTCCAGCATACAATGACTCCATATATTCTTTTTCATTATCTGTCATAAGATAGTTCATCCATACTTCTAAGTTTATCTTGAGTTAAGGCGTATCCTTTACCATGACCTAAATCAATTAAGTTTTCTTCTTGCCTTAATTGAGCGCCTCCAGCCCATCCTACCAAGTTAATAGTATTCTTATCTGCAATAGCAAGGATATAGATATTGACATCTCTATTTTCTTTCAGAGTGCATAAAAGTCTACCTGTATTATAGTGAGTGGTTTTGACATCATAGGCTGTGCCATCTCTTAATTTTCCATCAGCACTACATGATCTTGGGGATAATCCAAAATCTGGAAATAGATTAAAACGTTTAGCAAACGCATATTCACCCATCATACCCATGATGTCAGCTTCTATACCATCTTGGTTACCCATCTTTACATCTGTGATTGATGCAGTACGAGCAATTAATGATCTCATGCGACCTGCCATTTGGCAAAGTAATATTTCATCTGGATTTAAAGTTACAATCATTTTCTTAACTCCAACGTCTTTATATCAGAGATAAGATCATCTGAAATCGTAGTGTTATAAACAGATATCGTAGTTGCACTTTCATTACATTCAATAATCTTAATAGCGTCTTTTAAAGCTCTATTGTATCCGCTATTGTATTCTGAGTTACCTTCAATAATCATCTGAATTGCATTACGAATAAGCTCAGATGCTTTTCTATCTTTAGCAAGCATCTTTAATTTCTTAATAAGATCACTTGGCAGATAAACTGAATAAGGTACTAGTTTGTTTGTTTCCATAAAGTATAGTCCTTATATAAAATATCAAGTTTAGTTTGAGCTGCAACGTTAGTTTTAAGTTGAGACCTAGATTCTAGTTCTAAAAAGAATCTTAGCCATTGAGTAGCATTTTCATAATCTTTGGTTGATATCTGATTCTTAGAAAATAAGTATTCCCAAAACTTTGGATCACGACATAACATACCTGATATACGAATGGCTCGATCAGATGCAAACTCTTCTTGTCGATCAATAGGACCTTCATTGGTATCAAGTCTAACCATCACTACTTGGTATCTAGCCCCAACAAAATCCCTGAGTAATGTTTCAGGGATATCGTCAGGATGCATAGATAAAGTTAGTACATATCCAGTTTTGTCTTGTTTAAGGGCAACCTTAATACCTTCAAACTGAATCGTTTCCATTATTGCTCCCAGGGATTCTTGCCAGCTTCTTGTTTAGGAGGCATAGGTTCTGATACTGCTAAGCCTAAAAAGCCTTCCCCTGTAGAGTTATTTTGTTTATTCCAAGCAGATACTCTTAGGTTAATTAAAGGACTATCTTTATACTTAGATAATAAATCAATCAACATATTACGATCTACATGGATATTGCCTATAAGATCAGGTCTGTTCTCTTTACCTTCTTTGTATCTATTTTTACCTAATGTACCGCTATTTGGTCTTTGTTCTGCCATGATTATTTCCCTTCTATTTTGTTTTTAGTTTCAGTAAATTTATCCATCATTTTTGTAAAGGTCTCAGGATCTACCTCTTTCACCTTATCAAATAACACTTTGTTCTTTTTGAATATGTTCATAATATCATCTGTCTTAGTACACATTCCTAAAAACATCTCTGTGCTATCTTGAATAAGATTTAGCCATGAGATTGCATCGGACTCCGTATATGCTGGAGCATCGATTTGCCACTCACCACCTTTGCCTACAATGCGTGGACTTGTCTCTGTAGGCTCAGCTTTTTTTGGGTCATCTTTTCCTGTGACTGCATCTAAAGCATCATGCTCAACAATTTCTAAAGCATTAACCCATAGATATCTTCTCAAGTAAGTTTGTACTGCACCCAAGTTTTGAATTGCATGACAACCTTTTAACTCAGCCGTAGACATAGGTGAACTAAACACCACAAAGTTTGGTTGTGTTGCATCAGTCGCATCCGTGTCTACGATGGTTAATGTTGCCAATTCTGTACCGTAAGATACAGTTCCACATAGGCCTACTTCTGCAAAGATTGTTTGAATCGTTGGTAAGAAGTCGCCTAATTCAAAATACTCATATCCAGCAAACTTATTCTTGCCAGACTTTTTAAGCTGTGTTGATTGAAGCTTCAACCTAGCTTGTTGTAATTTTCTATATACGTTCATTTCTTAAGTCTCCTTTGTTTTTCTCTTTGTAAATACCATATAGCTTTATCAATATCTTCTATTGCATCGTTCTTTAAATCAGCACGCCATATATACTTTGTTGCATTGCCAAGACAGAAACTCATATGCTCTGTAACTTGTATACATTCAATACCACTTGGATGACTCGTGTAATGTTTTGGGTGATTAACAACATCATAATTTTTACTCATCCTTGTTTCTCCATGTAAGCTTTATATTGTTTACACCATTTGTTTACTAAACAATAATCTTTACAACGAGTACGATCACCTTGCCTAATTTGTATTTCATATTCACTGCCTAATTCTTTTTTGGCAGCTTCTGCTAATTCAGGAGACTCATGTAAAGACTTTGCCCTTGTATTACCTTGTTTAATGACTGCCCATACAGGTGGCTTTTCCCACATCTCTGCTGGGGTACACTCAGGTAGTTCCGCATTAGTTTCCATTGCAAATTCGGCAGCGCTATGTTTAGCGATACGTCCTTTGATAAAAGCTTCTTGTTCCTCAAAAGTCCATAAAGGAATATCTACTAAAGCAACATTCTTTTGTGGATAGTCAGGTTTACGTTCAGCTTCACGTTTACTCCAATCTTTTAAGATAGCTACGATTGTGAGCGATTTAATATTGACTTGTTTATTCTTAGCAACTAACCATGCATAAATATTAAGTTGTTGTTCCCATTCAGGCTTATCATTCATCACAGCCCAAACAGATGTTGTCTTGTAGTCTTGGATATGAATACCATCTTTATCTACAACTTGAAGATCTACTGCACCTGATACAGTCCAACCATCTAATTCAGCATAGAAACGTTGTTCAACCAAGTTATTTTCATCTGCACCTTTTTCTAAGATGTTATGAACTGCGGATCCAAAAATAGACCAAATCATATCTGCTACATCTTGCTCTAAGTCAGCATCATGTTTCTTTAGTAATGCTACAATCTTAGGACTATTAAGAAGACTAGTCGCTGAGATATGAGCCTTACCTTTTGAGTAGCTAGGATTCTTAGCTATATTCTCAAATGGTTTAGGTAACTTAAAATTATTAGTAATCTTCATTATTCACCACAATTTCCTGATACACATAATTGATTATTTAATAATGTTTCTTCTAGTTCATCAAAAGCTTTATCTTTGGCTATTTTATCTGCTGCACGACATACATCATTTAACATATCATATTCAGTTTCAACGCATTTGACTCGTGTTTCTAATCCACGATCTCTTGCATGATCTGCTGTGATAGACGTAATAAATTCTGTTGGTTCAAAACCATCCTTAACTAAGTCATTGTATTTTTGATCTGTCATAATGTGTTCTGTAATTGATATAAATCTTTTCATTTTTTATCCCTCATAATTTGTTGGCACTCTTGTTGAGTGTGTGTTTTTAAACATTCCTTAACTTCATGAATTTCAGCATTACCTACAAAAAAACATAATAGCTGAACAAATGCAGTAAAGGCCTCCATTATCCATGCACCGCCATAGCTACTAATAACGCTAATAAAGCAATAAATAAAGTAATAGCAAATCTATTGACAGATCTTTGCTTTTGTTTTCTTAATAAAGCAGACTGTAATAAGTAAGCATCACTATCGATTTTGTCAATTTTTACTTGACCATCATTCGTGTTACTATATATATGTTTCATATTTCCCCCGTGTTAATGAGACACCATATTGGCATAGAATAAAATACATGTCAATAGGTTGTACCTATATTAATTCATCTGCTATAATAGCACATATGGCTAATCAAATTAAACTTACTTTACCTTATCCACCAACCGTAAATCACTATTGGGGACAGCTAGGCTCTAAGAAATTTCTAGGAAAGAAAGGAAAAGAGTTTAGAGAAGCCGTGTTTTTATGTGCCTATATCGCACGTAAAGGCACCTTAAACGCACGTTTACACATGGAAGTATACCTATATCCTCCAGATAATAGAAAAAGGGATGTAGATAACGTTTTAAAACCCCTTTTAGATGCTTTAGAGCATGCAAGTGTATATGAGAATGATTCTCAAATAGACAAGTTATGTATTACGAGGATGGGAAATGTAAAGGGTGGATCTTGTGACGTGGTAATTACTGAAATTAATCAGGATTTACCTTTTTAACTTGATCGTTAAATCTTCTCATTCTTTCTGTCTTTTGATTATCAATAGCTTGAATGCGCTCTTTTGGTGCATTTCTTTCAATAAGCATACGCTTTCTCTTATTTAATGCATTGATTTCATTTTCTACTATATTAGCTGTATTCCATAATCTAGCCTCTGGATGTTTAGCTATATAATCAGCTGTAGGTTGTTTGTCTTTTCTTAACCCTTTAATAGTATTCTCATGATCCGTCATACGAGTTACATTTTCATAGAACTTATTAGCAATAGCAGCAGGCTCACCTACTTGCCCGTGGAACTGACCTACAATAGGAACTCTATAAGATGGTACTTCTTCACCTGTTATTGCAGCCTTACCATATTGCACAGCTTTAGATAATTCACGATATAGTCCACCACCAACTTGACCAGCTAAGAAGTCTATTTGATCTCCAGTAGGGCTAACAGAACCCTTAATGTATTTATCTCCACCAGAAGCATAGTTTAAGAACTCAGCAATACCTTGTCCTAAAGTAGAAACGGTATCTCTTGATCTTGTATATCCTGGTGTAGGTGCAGTAGCACGATCTGTTTTAGCAATAGGTCTACCAAATACATCTTTGTTTTCAGCTAATGCAGCTAATGGGTCAAGTACGGTAGGCGCAATAGATTGCATAGTCCAACCTACGGTACCTAGAGGGCTTAGTGAGTCCATCATGGCTCCAGTTAAGTCAGCAATATGTTTACCTGGATTCTTACCGCCATGAATAATAAAGTCCATGACTTGTCTTCCTGCATTAGGTAATACGTTATAACCTTGTGGATAAGGTATAGGGAGGTAATTGCCATCAGGCATTGGAATAATAAATGCTTTTTGTCTTGTAAACTCTGGAGGATCATTATCATCATATCCAGCAGCATCCATCATGACAGCTTGAATCATACCAGCTAAGATACCACCACCAATAATAGCTTTGCCAGCAGGACCTTTTAATGTTTGATAGATACGTTCTGTACCTTGTATAGCAGGATTAAAGAACGCATATAAAGCACCAATCTCACGAGTCTTAGCACCTTTTTTGTCAAAGTTTACTGTAATGTTTTTAGCAATAACTGCAGCTTTTTGTGGAGATAATCCTTTATCTAAAGCAGCTTTAGCCGCAGCAAGACGAATAGAGTTTTCCATCACATCATTGAAGTCAGTTAATGTACCTGCTATCTTATAGAAGGCATTCTTAGCATTAGCACTTAAACCTTTTTGATTCATCTGTTCTAATAGATGATTAATGATTTGCATTTCTTCTTGGTTACGAATCAATGAATCACGGTAACCTGTTTGGAATCCTTCATCACGCATACGTTGATAGAATTTACCCCAATCACTTTTAATATCAGTAATGCCTTTACGTTCAGCACGATGAACTTCCATAATGCCTCGCATAGCTGGCATCATATCTCTAGTAACTTGTGCTTGTTTACCTGCAATAGGCGTATTGGTTAGGTTTAAATTAC